TAAGATCAGTCGTGTTCAGCCAACTACGGTTGCGGGTGCTGGTGAGTTTAGCCATAGCAATAGCCTTACTCTTCATAGCACGCACACGGAGTCGCTGATCAACTTCTGGATCACCCTTCACATCTGCCTGATACATCTGGGCAGCCTGATCGGTGATCATGTACTGGAACGCAGGATCAAGGTCTGTAAACACAGGCTCGTAGATCACCCGCAGTTTAACACTGGAGGTGAACTGGTCTGTGTTGTTGTCGATATCGTACAGGTAGTTACCCCTGCGTACCAGCCTGCGTTCACGATCTGTGTCTCGTCCGTCCACCCGTAGAATACCGGGGGCAAGGACAATCTTGTTTTCTGTAGTAGGGTACAGTTCGATCTGAACTTCATCCCCATACTCTATAGCATACTGTGTGAGCATTTCATCCAGAATAGCTTCGGCAATACTGGTGTCGTTCGTCCCGTCTGTCACAAGAGACGACACAGGCTGCTCACCGTTGCTACGCAAGATTCGGTTGACTGCATCCAGTCGAGTTAACTGAGCCATGCTGAATCTCCTGTGTAAGAAAAGGCTGACCACCAGTTTCCTGATGGTCTAGCCTGAGTGAGGAACCAGGGTCTACCTACGGTAAACCCAAGAGAAAGGAGGCGTATCTACAAGTAGATCCGAAGGAGGCAGGTTAGGCAAGACGGACGAGGAGCAGAGCAATAGTACCGTCGCCGTTAGCGATCGACACATTACCAGCCGAAGTCACACCAAGAGCAATGTCGGTATTCACAACGCCCAGCGTGCCGTCGTTGTCAGTAATGAAGCCAGCACCGCCGAACAGTTTAGTCACAGCAGCACCGTCCGACTCTACAACAAACTGAGCAAAGGTGACATCGGAAGTCGTAGCGGTCTCAGCCACAATCAGGAAAACCGCACCCTTAAGGTCAGCGGCTTTACCAAGAATGACAGTCTCGTCATCGGCCATTGCCAGAGTTCGAGCCGTACCCGGCTGGAAGTTCTGCCACGACGCATCGCCAGTCGCATCGTACTCGTTAAAAGCGTTAATTTCGATAGGCATGGATATGGTTCCTTTCTATTAAGCCTTCTTGAAGGCCGTGACCAGTTCGGGCTTGAGGGTACCGCCACCGATCCACACCTTGGCACGGATCAGTTCGTTGTCGGTACGGCTGGGAGTCTCGACCTTGACAGTCGGACCCATCTTGCTGACGAAACCGATCGCATCACCCTTGAACAGCAGAGCCGAAACGTTGGTTGCGTCAAGGTTACGGTTCTCACCGCTGACCGCAGCCTGCGGGTTGCCCGCGCTGGTCCAGTTCTGAGCGAAGCCGGTGCTACCACGGGCCGCACCATTCCACAGACCGTGCTTCCAGATGGAGACACCGTTGTAACGGAGCGGGGTGTTGTAGTCGTAGTACTCAGAGATCGACAGCGGGTTGCTGTTGATGTTCATGTCGGCGTAGATCGACACGTTACCAGCGGTGCTGGAACCCGACGAGATGAGGGTGTCGAGCTTGAACAGTTCCTGCCACAGCTTGGGGCTGACAACGCAGTTCAGGCCGGTGGCGGGGATACCTTCGTTCTCCAGAGCCACGACGTAGTCGTCAATGTAGCCGAGGAGCAACTGGGCACCGGCGAGGTCTTCGGTCACGTCAGTCGGGTGGTCGATGGCATCGGTCTGGGCGAAGTCGCCAGCCGTCCAGTCGTAGGAACCACGGTAGAACGACGCATCAGCGTTGCTGTCAGCGGTCGTCTCCGCAGCAGCGTACAGCATCTTGAGGGTTTCAACCTCGACCCACGACGACAGGGCATCAGCCATCTGCACCGTGTACTGGGCACGGACAGCGGGCACCTGCTCGATCATGGTGACGAGATCCTCGTACTCCACACCGGTCGCCTGCGGGCGATCGTCGAGGTGGATGGTACGGTACGCCTGATCCATGTCAAGACCGTAGAACGAGTCACCGAAGTTGTGCTTGTAGGAACCAATGCGACCGGTGATCATGAATCGCTTGCTGGTACCGGAGTCAATCATCTGCTGCTGAACCATCCGGTTCACGAACAGGTTGTACTGGTACTGAGCCTGAACCTCAGGCGCATAAGTATCAATGAACAGATCGTAACGGGTAGGAGACGCCTGCGTTGCGTCACCAAAGGGGTTTACTTGATTGGCCATAGTATTCTCCTAAATGGCAATTTTCCGAACAAGAAAACTACACTCCAGGCGAATCTGGTTGTTCTGGGTTATTCCGTAGGAGTCCCAGAGTCCTCATCTGTAGTCTGCACTGTGGTTGCTGGGGTCCGTAGAGCCATGCGAGACAGTGTCAGGGAGTGGGGAAAGACAAAGCACCGTAGCAGCGTTAGCCACTACGATGCAAAGATAGAGAAGTTATCGTTGGCGAGCAGCAATCTCCGCACCACGGCGGACACGCTCTCGTACTTCACGCTGATACTCCGGGTCTGTGCGGAACCGGGGGTCAGCCATCGCCCTCGTAGTCTCAGGACTGTTGGGGAGCAGATAAGGTTGATGCGTCACGGCAGTGGGAACGCTGTTTGGTGCAGCAGAGGGCTCACCAGAGTCAACCATACCGCCTTCCTTACGCATACGTGCGACCGCAGCCTCGATCACAAACTCATACTTACCGGGGTCGTTAAGATCACCGGCTACCTGTGGCATGTTCTGTGCGATGTACTGCTGCACGGCTTCCCAGTTCTCTTTACCACCGACCAGAGACTCCGCTTTCTCGCGGTAGTACTGCTGGGCAACGGACATGAGTTGGTTCAGGGTGGCGAAGTGAGACTCTAGAGCCTCCTTGGGTACACCAGCCTTGTCCATGACAGAGATAAAGTCCTTATCAAACTCACCCTTCTCTGCGTCATACAGTTCGTTGACCGGTCGTGACCAGTCAAACTGCGGGGTGTTATCGGTAGGCTCAGGCTCCGCATCGGTCGGCTCAGGTTCAGGCTCAGTGGGAGTCTCCTCCTGCTTCTGAGGCTGCTGCTTGAGGCGAGTGAGTTCGGCCTGTAGTTCCTTGTAACTGTTGACGAGATCATCCTGAGACTTGAATGAGGTGCCGGGAATGATGGTGTCAGCCTGTCCGGGGACGCTGCCGTCGATCGGATTAGGCTGGGGAGTAGGGGCAGGCATAGCCGGGGCGGCATGAACCTGTTCGGCACCGGTGGGGGCGGGGTGAATATCAGACATTTAGGCTCCTTACTGTTGATTCCTTGCTTGATCCTCGATCACACGGCCACCCGTCTGGATAGCCTGCTGTGCAACCTGTTGCTGTAGAGCAGCCTGCTGCTGGGCCTCTGCCCTAGCCTGCTGTTCCTCTTCACTATACTGCAATTCTTCGGGGTTCAGACCAGACGACACCATCAACTTACTGAGGATGTTGTCAAAGTTCAGACTCTGGACACTCTCGGGTGGCATAGCCTGCAACACACCAAGCAGTGACTGAAGTCTGGCACCCTCCAACTGTCGTCCAAGCGCATCCAGACCAGTCTTGATCTCCAGTCTGCCGACCTGTTCCAGTAGGTCGAAGTTCTCTTTAGGCCACGTACCCTTCTTCTTCTCAATCTCCATGCTGCGGAGGACAACCGGACGCTGGATCTGCTGAGCAATGCTGCCCAGTACGTTACCCAGTGTCTGTTCCATTTCCTGCACAGCCTGCTGGATCTGGTACGCAGTCACTCGTTCACCTGTCAGGCTACGAGCGGTGTCCGCCAGGAACACCCTAGACAGTTTCTCCTCACTCATCTGCACACTAGCGGCCAGAGCCTGCAACTGTGAGTTGAGCGGGGGTGTCAGCCAGAAGACATCTTCCTGACGGGCGGTGATAACGTCCATGTTGCGGATGTCTTCGTGGTCGATATCCTCTGGACGAGTGATACCCGTGGGGTCCACAGCGGGGTGGACACGGGAGATGGCGGCGGCAGACTCAACGAGTGCCTTGGTCAGCATCTCCAGACTACGGATCTCACCCCAGTTGGTTTCAACCAGTGATCGACCGTAGTCCTCGGCGTGTACACGGGACCAGTTGATATGGTAGTAGGGGCTGTTGGTGTAGGTCTTACCGGATTCGTAGGTTTCACACCTGAATTCCTTGGTAACGTCCCACTTCTTGGTAGACACATTCCACATCAGTTTGGTGAAGTGTGCCTCCAGTCGTCCATTCTCCATCATCAACGCAGACTTACGCTTGCCCCCGTTGAGAGAGGCAAGGTTGTCAGGCAGAAGGTCAGGCTCCAGCCAGTCACGGACGATCAGTTCGGCAATCTTACCGGCAGCGTCACGCCGGAGGACAAAGTCAGACACCGGGTAGACCCGGAAGTCATACTCATCACTCTGGTACATGAGACTGTCAGCCAGCACGATAGCGTTGAGCACGACATTGTGCAGTGCCTGTCGGTAGTTGCTGGCCTCCAGCCGGTTGGCTAGCCAGAACTCTGTCTGGATACCCACGTTCCTAGCACCACTCATCTCCTCTGGTGAGAACACAGGGATCTGCGGGATGTTCCAGTTAAAGAACGGGATGTTGTTCAGCGGATAGATAGCAGCTACAATCTTACTGGTCAACTGCTCACACAGTACAGACACAGTAGAGGAATACTTCTCGGTCAGTAGATCCTGATCGCTGTAGTATTCGTACTCAGGCAACAGTCCAGCGTTGACATACGCTGCCATCTCCCTGAGATATTCCATCTTGGTAGAGCGAGCATTGTTCAACAGCCTGAAGCGTTCCTCCAGTGTGGACGCATTGTTCAGGATCTCTGCGGTTGGGAACGAGTAGGCCATAGGTTAGCCTCCAGTTCCGGGGATACCCAAACCGGTAGACACCAGCAGGCTACGCACACCTCGTCGGTTCTGTGCCATACGACGCTGCCGTTGGATACCGTACATCTCGCTCTTCTCTTCCTCTAGTCGCTGTTGTGCGATCTCTTCATTTGTGGGCTGCGGCGGGGGAGCCGGGGCACTGCCTCCGAAACTCATGTGTCATCTCCTTTGCGTAGGAAGGTTAGTGGAGTGTCTGGCTTCACCGGAAGTTCATCACGGTTGTCAGCCAACGCATACATACGGGCAAGCAGGGCACCGCTGGCCCTCACCTTACCTTGCAAATACTGAATCTGGTTGGAATCCTCCGGGCCAGACGACAATAGATCCTTCTCCCAAGCAATCATAAGCGTGAGAAGTTCCTTGTACAGGCTCGGTGAGACGTAGTGTCTCTCGGAGGAGTTCGTCTGGTGTTCTCGCATTACATTCTACTCCTATGTTCCTCAGGAACTGTCGTCCTCCCCACACACAGGTGACTGCGTTGGGAATGGACACGCTGTCTTTGACTTCCCTAGCCATCGCACGGAGGTTGTATTCCAACCCTGCGACTATCCCAGTGGTAGCCTTATGTATATCTGTAGTCACGTTGGGAAACTCTACGGAAATGAACGGAGGAAGCCTGTCCATGAACTCTTCTGCGTCGTACCAACAGGTAGACCCATGTAGATCACAGTTGTAGACTAGGTTGTTTATCCACAGTGCTGTATGTCCGAATACCTGACCGGAGGCACGGCGGTAGGGCATGTTCTGTGGTGTCCTCGGGTAGTAGAGAAAACCGATGTAGTGACCCTTCTCCATACTTTACCCCCCCTTAGGGTTATCCTATAGTTGGATAATTTGTGCTGAAAGTCCTGACAGGGGTGCGTAACTCCTGCCAGGACAGTGGTTTAGTCGTCCTCTGCTCGCATGATCCGGCTACAGGACCGCATTGTCCAGCAGTACTCCGTAGTGTAGCCCTTTTCTGCGTACCAATCTGTCACAATGGATGTTGCTTCAGCGGGCGTACGGCAGCCGCTGAGGCGTTTCAGTGCTTTGGCTGGTCCAACCCCCACTATGCCTCGAAATCCATCTGTCGCGTCGCCTGAGGCCCACTGGACGTGCTCCAGTAGCCACGCCTCATTCTCACGGACGTGGAAGGGGCACTTGGACTTGTCAGGGTTGTAGTGCCAGCCGGGAATCTGCTGTAGATCCTTGTCGATCGTCACGATAATAGGTACTTCTACCGACTCAGTGGTGGCTAGGATACCCATGACATCGTCAGCCTCCAGTCCCTCTCGTTCCTCCACCTCATACATGACACGGAGGTAGTCTTTGACATTGTCCAGATAGGTGGGACGGGACTGGTCCTTACGGTTGGACTTGTAGTCGGGGAACGAATCGTACCGGTAGGATCGGCCAAGTGAAAGACACATCTTGAAACTGTCGGCACCGCTACCGGATACCCACTCACTGGTGATCTTGTCGGCTAGCATGATAGCAAACCGTTCGTTCTCCGTCTGTGCATCCGTGGCTGCGGCTGCCTTGTACGCGATGATGTCACCGTCAAGCAGAGCGACCGTCTTCATATCCTTGGTTAAACTTGGGGCGATCATCAAAGTCTGGGTTCTCCTTTACGGTGTGCAGCATGAACATGACGTTGCAGAGGGCAGCAGCAAGGTGGTCCTCACTGGTGTCCCCCATCCAGAATTGCTGGAGGTGACGCAGACAGGAGTCATAGCAGGCTGAGACGTTCATTCCCTTCTCCCAGTTGCGGTCACCATAGTGTACTGCTCCCTCCTCCAGTCGTTTAGCCAAGGCAAGCAGGGCATGAGGACTGATCAGGTCAAACCTACCCTTGCCGGTACGGTCGTCACGCACGGCACCGGAGTCAAACACACGCTTGTCAGTGACACTCACACCAGTTCCTTCCAACTTTGTATTCCCCATCCAGTCTAATCCTCAGGTTGTAGTGTTCACCGGCAGCGGTAATACTGTCAGCGAACAGTTGTCCAATACTCTCGGCAATCTCAGGCTCACACTCAAACTGTTGTTCGTCATGGATTGCTAGCAGCAGTGCCCAGCGTCCACCGTGTGGTCCGTATAGGGACACAGCGTTCTTGTAGAACAAAGACAGGGCACGCTTCATCACGATAGCCTCACCACTCATCAGCAGGCTGTTCAGTGCCCGGTAGTCCTGACGGATAGGGATGTGCCTACCGTCCAGACCAACGATGTGACCACGGGCAGCCTGAGACTTGAGTACCTGTTCCAGTCTAGCCAACGCAGGCAGTGACTCACGGAACCTAGCCTTCAGTCGCTTACCCTCGGCTGGTCCCTTGCCGGTAATGGTACCGATCTTAGCGTCACCAGCACCGAACAGGTAGCCGTAGAAGAATGTCTTCGCGTTGTCACGGGTGGGTAGACCAGCCATCTCTTGGTTATGCGTGTGGATGTCACCGTTCAGGATGACCTCGGCATACGCACCGTTGTCATACTGTGCCATGTAGTGGGCCAGCATACGGGCCTGTAGACCAGATGCGTCACAACCGACCTGTGCCCAGCCGTCCCGTGGTCCGAAGGACGATCGGCACTCCTCACCGAACGGCTTACCAACCTTGGGCACCTGTGCCATGTTAGGCTCGGAGTGTGACATACGGCTAGTCACCGTACCCAACGTGATGACAGACCCATGCACACGACCATCACGGTTGTAGTCAAACCACTGTGCAATCTGCGACAGACGCTTATCGTACATGCGGATCTTGTTTAGCAGTTCGGCCTCTGGAAACTTACGGGCCAACTCGTCAACCACACGCTCGTCAGTGGCAGGCTTACCGCTGTCGGTAAACTTGGTGGGCTTCCAGCCACGACGCTCCATGAAGTGCTTGGCGATGTGGTCACCGCTGCCTGGGTTAAACTCCGTTACGGTCAACTTGTATCTTAGTGGACCATCCCTAAGTAACGGTCGAATCTTAGCGGGGGCATCAGCCTTGCGACGGTAGCCCTGCATGGTGTCAGGATCGTAGTAGTAGTGCGGGGTCTTGAGCCATGTGATCTTGAACCACGGCTTGACCATACGCACCAGTTCCTGTAGTGCGTCATACCGCAGCAGTTCGATCTTGGTCTTGAGATCCTCAGCCACATCGGGGAAGAACTCGACACCATTCTGGATCTGCCTGCTGATGATGCTGGCAACCTCATGCTCCAGAGACATGGCACTGGCGAATGGCTTGACCTTAGGCAACAGGTGCTGGTAGATCTTAGCCGTGAGTGCTACGTCCTGTCGGCAGTAGGTCAGCATCTCTTGGGAGAACGCAGAGAAGTCGTGAAACTCCAGCTTGTTGCTGCCTAGGTACTTACCCCACGCCTCCAGACTGTGCCCACCCACCGGGTTGGACTGCCGGTCAGGGTACAGCAGGCGTGACATGAGGATTGTGTCGTAACTCGGAGGCAACTTGCGTCCGTTACCCAGCAGTTTCTCTACCACAGGGTCGTCGAACATGCGACAGTTGTGTCCGATCAGGCGATCGGCAGAACACAGGTGGTCAAAGGCTTGGTCCATGTTGTCAGGCGTGAACTCCCGAACCTCACCAGTCTGGATATCCTGCGTCACAATGCAGTAGATAGTAGTAGCATCCAGTAGTAGGTTGTCTGCCTCGACATCGTAGACCAGTACCTTCATTCATCCCTCCAGTTTATCCAGTTCGTACTCCAACAGTTTGGCTTGCAGATTGGCAACACGGTGGAGAGCATGACGCTCAGCCTCCCGTGCCCGTTCCACTTCCTTCCACAGTTCTCGCAACTGGTCAGGATTCGTGGGAGTAGGCTTACGCTGGAGTGCCAGCAGTTGGTCCTGAATTAGGTTGAACTTGTACAACGGCACAGTATTGTCTTCTACCCACTGTTCGATCATGTTCAGTAGGTCAAAGAGTCCAGGTTCATTGTCCATTAGTTGTCCTCCTCTTTAGGTTCTTCTTTCCTCGGTCGTCCAATCCGTTTGGTTTGTGACAACTTCCGCACCTCTGTGGTCAACGCCTCTACCTGTTCAGACAGGGCGTTGAGTGTAGCCAGAAACTTCAGCGGGTTCTGTGCCGTCAGTGGATCGTGCTTCCAGTCTTTCATTAAGCCTCCAGCATATCTTCAACATCGGTCTTGTGTACGGGTGGCTGCTCGGTGATCAGTTCCTCCAGTCTACCAGAGTCGTGACTGTAGATCAACTCACCAGCCACACCGGTGGTGCCTGCCCGTCGTGCCTTCAGGATACGCACAGTCGTGGTGTTACGCTCCATGTCCGTGTCGGCCTGTTGGTTACGCTCCAGTGCCACCACCTCATCAGACATCTGAGCAATACCACCGGAGCCACGCAGGTGCTTGATCGTGATCTGTCCACCCTCCTCGAACGGCTTGCCATCCGGTCGTGACAGGTGGGTCACAGCCCCCAGCCACACGCCAGTACGCTCGACGAACGACCGCAGGTTGGTCATGAGTACGTCGATATCCTTACGCTCGTTGTTACTCTCGATACCCGACACGGCGATAGAGATGTGATCCAGGTAGATCTTTGTACACCCCAGTCCAGTCGCCATGTAGTTCAACTTGCACAGCAGGTTGTCACTCTCCAGACTACCGAAGTGGTTGTACAGGTAGAGCCCAGACTTGTTGTAGAAGTCTCTGGCCTTGGTGTACGCATCCACATCCAGTGCCTCGGCAATCATGGGTGGATCGTCCGGGTACATCTCCTGAATCTTCTGGCTGGCGAGGATACGCCTCACCGGCTGGTTGATACGCAGTCCGATCAGGTCGTTGAGTGTGTCGGATGGCGACTCCTCCAGCATCAGGACACCCACCTTGTGTCCATTCTCTACGTCGAAGTTGATCATCTCCCTGATCATGGTAGACTTACCCATGCCGGTGCCTGAGCAGAACATGGTGAGGTCACCATCGGCACGGCCCAGCAGTTTCTTGGTCATGCACTTGTAGGGGTAGGGGTAGATGTTGTCCGTAGACATGGTGGCCTTCACCTCGGAGGCGTGCATGATGCCATCCGGTCGGAAGGGGTGAGGGTTGTTCAGATCCTCAGCCAGTTCCTTGTGCTTGCCAGACTTCAGGTACTCGTTGGGATCTTTGTACCTGAGTTTGGTGATGTACGCTTTGCCAGGAGACAGCAGGGAGGCACACTCCTGTGCCGCTGCCTTACCCTCAGCG